TTCAAAAGCGGTCACGTCTTTCTTGTTCTCCACCTGCCACACAAGCCTTCTGATAATGCTGTTGCATATATCATGTATAGCCCTGACCTGAGCAAACGGAGCCATAGGCATTGTGTTGTCCGGTACAACATTGTAGAACAGCAGTTTATACGGATCTTCTGCCCCGTCAAAATCACTTATGACCTTTATCGGTCTTGGGGTTATCTTATCCGCAAAATATGTCACAAGCTGTCTCTGACTTGTTATCCATACGTCCTGAAGCGCAACAATATCCTCAAGCTTCTCATTCTCTCCGCTTGCCGGGGTATGCGAGATAGTTTCTGTCCGGTTTGCCTGCTCAGGACCTTTTACGCTGTCACCGGATTCACCCTTTGGAATGCTCTGATTGTATATTTCCTTAAACCGCTTTTTTGTTATGAAATATCTGTCACCGATAAATGCCGGATTGTGTGCGCTTCCAGAGGACATATCGACAACAAGATCGTCAAAGGAAATGTTTTTTACAAACGGTGTGGTCACGGCAACGCTTGATCCTTCGTATTCCTCTTCCCCTGCATATATAAGCCCCATTTTTATAGCGTGCATTGGAGAGAACAGTGAATCTGTTACCGCTATCCTGAGTACAAGTCCAAGCTTAACGTCATCTGTTAGGTCTTCAAGGGCAAGCTTCAGGTTCCTTGCCAGCGGTCTTAATTCCTGATACGGTGTTGTTATCTTCGGTGTTGGAGCACGCACCGCAAGCTGTCTTGTGTATATGCTTGTGGCAAGATACAGAAGGTTCAGGTATATTGTCTTTGCCTTGTTATCAACCTTGCCGTAATATTCACTTCCAACGTATGCCTCAATCAGTTTTTTCCTGAAATCCCTGAAATCTCCCATTTTCGTATAACTGGCATTTACGCTGTTCCTTAATCTTTTAAAATCTTCAGGGCTATTGGGGTTCACCTATTTATCCTTTACCAATATTCAAGTTGAAGTGCTTCTTCCTGCTCACGTTCCCATTCGGCTAACCGTGCAGCAAGACAATACGGGTTCAATTCAATATTTTCTTCTTTTTCATCTCTGCGCCTGATCGAAATACTTCTGAGCATTGAAGCCAGTGCGTCTGCAATACATTCATCACCATGCCCTTCTCTTGCCCCGGAAGGGTCTTGACTGTTCTTTGCGGCTGAATGAACCGCCTGACCACCGGGTTCCTCGATAAACTGAAGTGCTTCATCCATGCCTGATGCTGATACGTTTATAAATTCCCTCGTTGAAAGTGCGCTTCTGTAGTCCCTTAATAGATCACCTCTTGCCGATGGGTTAAGAAAGTATCCCGGTTTATCAGAAACACGTTTCCCCGGATTCGTTTCATCCTTGTGGTAGTATAGATGCGGATATTCAAGACTTGCTATTCTCTTAGAGAACGTCTGCCCTATCGAACCGCTTGCGTCCCATACCAGTTTTGCATTGTTAAACCATTTACATAACGCCACACATATTTCGGCAAAGTTCTTCGGGTATGTGTTCGGGTCTTTCCACAAAGCAACCTTTTTTCCTGTCTGCTTATCAACAACTACCGCACATGAATTTGAAGCACCTGTCCCGGCGGACACGTCTGCGCCAACCCCGAACTCTCTTCCCCTTATGTAATCTCTGCCGTTATTTTTCTCTATGTCAAACCATAAATTCAAAGGACCTCCTTCTGACCTTTGAAAATCCCCCGGCTTTATATCGTTATCCTCAATACCTTCAATGTTGATCCTTCCCTCTTCTATCGGAGGAATACAATATTCTGCTTTAAGTTTGTTTATGAATTCGGGATCAAAGAACTGCCAGTCTGAACCAAAGAAGTTTATATCAACTTCCTGAGCCATAAGCTTTTTAGATCCGGTTTCAGCTTCTTTATTGTCATACCAAGGGCTTCTGGTCTTCCCGTCAAGAATAAAAGGATACTCTTCCGGGAACTTGAATTCTTTTATACCCTCCCAGTCAATGCGTATTGCCTTAACCGTTCCTTTGAAATTATTGTCAAGCAGTTTTACCTTGCCGTTTTCTGTGGTGTATAATCCCTTGCTGTATATCGGGTGCTGTGAAAAATGCAGGTATCTTTTTACAACTGCGCTTTCATGGATTATCTTGTAAAAAGCGTTATTTGCTCCCTGAGCGGTTGAGTTATAAAGCTTGCAGTCTGATACGTCATATACAGATTCAAGCGTCTTAAAGCTGTCTGCAACATCAAAGGCAGCAAACTCGTCAACAATAAGAGCGGTAAGCCTGCCTCCTCGATAGATATTCCCTGTTGTAGTTTCTCCGGTTATCGTGCTGTTCGTGTCAAGGTTTGTCAGGTGCCTGTGTCTGCGTTTGATATTGGGCTTTAGCCATTTCGGTTGATTCTGGTGAAGACAGTCTATTTTCCCGAATAAACTTTTTGGATCACCGATTGCGTCAACAAGTTCTTCTTTCCTTGATACCATCCCGAAATCAAGGTTATTTCTGAAATGCCAGAACCATTCAAATACGGTAACTGCCATCCATGACGCACCCATTGTCCTTGATTTAGCCCATGCTATTGAAAACCCCTGTTCAATGCCGTCACAGAACTCAAGTATTGCATCGTCCTGAAAATCATACGTTATGAACGGCTGAAGGGGCATTTTCGTATCACGTGGCTCTTTGATCCAGCACATAACGTTGATATAGAAAAGAATATCCTCTGAGCACATCTGCCTTATTGTTGCTGCGTATTGACCGTCATGCGCTGCACGTTCAAGAACCTCAGCCCGCCATATAAGGTTAGCGTTCAGTTCTTTTGGTACGCCTTTGTAATACGGGGTTTTCATTATGCAAGATATTCCAGAACAGCGTCTTTCTGATCCTGTAGCTTTTTGATCACGCTCAGGTCAACCGGGATATTGTTCCCCTCAACAATAGCTTCAAGCGCAGCAAACGTCCTGCATGTCTGCACGGATTCGATCAGCGTGAACTTTCCTTCGTCTGAATCGTGAATACCGTTTTCGTTTGCCACTGTTTTCTCCTTCTTGGGTTTTTTGGGCTTTTTTTCCTTTTCCCGTATAACAGGTTCAAGGCTTTTCATTATCGAATCATAAGAAATCCTTACCGTGCCGTCTTCTGTCTTCAGTGTGTACTTCCCGCTAAGAAGCGGTACGAATTCCTTTGTTTCCCTGTGGAACACCTGACCACGCTCGTTTATAACATAGCTTGGGTGTCCGGGTATCTCAACTTTCAACATATTCTTCCTCCTTAATTTTTTCCATATCGCTTATTATCTGTTCTGCCAGATTCTTTAATATTTCACCGTCCCATGTCTCTTTCTCTTTCCTCTCTAAATCGCTCTTTGCAATCAGCTTTACGTGTATATCGTCCCAAAACAGGTTCTTTCTCGCTGTTGTGGCACTATAGCTTTTGAGCATACTTACGGCAGCAGCGCACGGTGCGTCCTTGATATTGTCCTCATTCAGCCCGATTTCAAGGTATTTCGCAACGTATTCTATCGAAGCCACTGCGTCATGGGGATTGTTCATTACTTCGTCTGGAATAATAAGGGCGGGTTTGGAGCCGTGAGGCTTCTCCCCCGCCCCGGACACTCCTATGGCAGCAGGAGTACGTTCTTCCTTAATTGCCTCAGCCATTGGTATATATTTGGCTAACATTTCGGCTTTGGCTTCCGGAGCCGTCTTTCCTAGGCTTCTCAGATATTCACGGTCTTCTACGAACCGCAACCAAAGGCCGGTATCCTCCAATAGCTCCTTGTCAGCCTTCTTTACTCTGCCTCTTTCATACGGCAACTATTCTATCCCCTACAAAAAAGTATATACTTTCGTCATAATTGTAATGCATAAATCGTGGAAAAGCAAATTATTTTTTGCATAATTGTCATTGTGATACACTTTGAAATTGTTATTTTGACAATATGGGGAAATTTATCCGTAATGAACCGCAAGAAAATATTTTAACTTTTTTTAAAATTTATTTGCTTTTCTCTGGATTGTGTGGTATAGTGTTCAGTGGCAAGATTTAAAAGGATCTTAAATGAAACCTAATCCCGTCAGAGAGAAACTCCTTAAGCGAACTCCGGTTCCCCTTTGGTCTTGCCCTCTCTGGCGGGTTCTTTATTTGGGGTAATAAATGGCAGGTCGTAAAGAAAAGCATACCGTTGATTATTTTCCTCATTACGTCAATCACAAAAAAACAATGCACATACTTCAGCAGAAATATGGAAATGAC